ATGGTGTTATTAGTTTAGTAGATGATGCTATTGCAGGTTATACAACAGTAGAAATAGGAGCAGCAGCTACAGTTACATTATCTGCAGTAGATGGTGGTGGAGATGTACCACGTTCTGCTTTCTTAGAAGTTAAAGGAAGTGTAGGTACTGCTCATACTACTATTACTATGTTAATACCTGCTCAGTCTAAAAGCTATGTAATTAATAATAAAGTATCTGCTAATACAACTGCAAGTGATATAGTTAAAATAAAAACAGCTAGTGGAACAGGATATAATATACCTTTAGGTGCTATAGGTTTAGTAATATGTGATGGTACAAGTGTATTTGCTACTAATGCAAAAGGTTTAGGTTTTGGTACAGCAGCTTCTGTAGATATAGGAACAGGTGCAGATAATGTAGCAGTAGTATCTGCAAATGATTTACGTTATCCTAGAGTATCCGTAACATCTAATGCTACACTACGTGGTGATTTAAATGTAGAAGCAGGTTCTTTAAAAGTAGGTACATCTGCTAGAGCATACAACCCAATAACAACATTAACAGATGCTACAAGTATAGCTGTAGACTTTGCATTAGGCAATAACTTTTTAGTTACTATAGGTGGTAATAGAACATTAGCAGCTCCTACAAATGCAGTAGCAGGACAAACAGGACAAATATATATAATACAAGATGGTACAGGAAGTAGAACATTAGCTTATAACTCCGTTTATCAATTTGTATCTGGAGCATCTCCTACATTAAGCACAGGTGCATCAGATGTAGATATATTAGTATATAGTACAAGAAGTGCATCAACTATAGATGCAGCATTATTAAAAAACTTTGATTAGGATTTAAATGTCTTCAACAAGTTCAAAATTAATACAACTTAATTTTAAACCTGGAATCTTTAGGGAATCAACAGAATATGCAGAAAAAGGAGCATGGTATGATGTTGATAAAGTTAGATTTAGAGCAGGTAAACCAGAAAATATTGGTGGATATGAAACAAGAATATCTGATACATTTGATGGTGCTGCAAGGGATATAAGAACTTGGGTTGATAATAGTCAATTTAAAAGAGCTATCTTTGGAACAACTCAAAAATTAATTGAACATGATGGTAACAGATTAGTAGATGTAACACCAGTATCCTCAAGTGTAACAATAACAAATGCTTTTTCTGTAGCTCTTAGTGCTAATACAGTTACAGTATCTGCAGCAGGACATGGTAGAAAAACTGGTGATTTTATTTTTTTTACAAGCTCTACTACTATTGGTGGTAATATATTATTAGGTACAACTACCTATGCAGTAAGTGTAATTAATTCTAATACGTTTGCTATTGATGTTTCTACTACAGCAAGTGCAGCACAGTCATCTAGTGGTGGTGGTACGTTACATGCTTTAATAGCAACAGGTGTATCAAATGCTGTAGCAGGATTAGGCTATGGAGCAGGTTCTTATACAGCAGGTGTATGTGCAGCAGGTGGTAGAGGTTGGAATCAACCAACATCAACAGGTGCTAGTGATTTTGCAAGTAGAATAACAACATGGAGTTTAGATAATTTTGGTGAAGATATTATAGCAGTTAGAAGAGGTGGTACTATTTATCATTTTGATACTGATGCTTCTGTAATTCCTGTAAGAGCAACTAAAGTATCTGGTGCTACTAACTCAACACCAACAACTGTAAATTCTATTATTGTATCACCTAATGATAGACATTTAATTTGTTTAGGTGGTAATGAGTTTGGTACAACAGCATCTCCATCAGGAACTTTTAATCCTATGGTTGTTCGTTGGTCTAATCAAAATGATTTTACTAATTGGGTTCCTAGCGTAAATTCAACATCAGGTGAAGTTATTATAGCTGATGGTACAGGAATAGTAGGAGGGGTTAGAAGTAGAAATGCTATTAATATATGGACTGATAATGCATTATGGAATATGACTTTTGTTGGTCCTCCTTTTACATTTAAATTTTCTCAACTAGGAACTAACTGTGGATTGATAGCACCACATGCAGCAGTAGACTATGATGGTAGAACAGTTTGGATGGGAGAAGATAATTTTTATGCTTTTGATGGACAGGTTAGAAATTTAAATTGTACTGTTAGAAGATTTATTTTTGACAGAGTAAATAAAGACCAAAAAGATAAAATATTTGCAGGTATTAATTCAGAGTTTAAAGAAGTTATTTGGTTATATCCTTCAACAGATTCTAATGAATGTGATAGTTATGTTATTTGGTCTCCTGATGAAAACTATTGGACATATGGTTCTGGTATATTTACAACCTTTGCAGATAAAACTGTATTTGGAAATACTATAACAACAGGTGTAACTGCAGCAGGTAATAACTTATATAATAATGAACCTGATGGTGTATTTACAGAAAGTGGTCAACCACAATCTTCATTTATAGAATCAGCAGCTTTTGATATGGCAGATGGTAATGAGATTATGTTTTTATCTAGAGTAATACCAGATTTTACATTAAATGATGGTGCATTAACTTTTTCTATAAAAACAAAAGATTTTCCTGAAAGTGATAATGAAAGAGAAAAACCTGCACCACCACACTCGGTAACAAATGCAACAACAAAAATTGATATGAGAGCAAGAGGAAGACAGGGGAGAGTAAGAGTATCATGTAACTCAGCAAATACAAGTTGGAGATGGGGTAACATAAGATTAGCCATACAACCAGATGGTAGGAGATAATGGCACGTTACCCAGAGTTACCAAAATTTATTAATACTGAAGCAGAAGCTAAAGAGTTTTATGAATTTATACAGCAATGGGGTGCAGCTTTAATTAATGAACTAGATACAAGAGATTTAGAAGTTAATGCAGCACCTGCTACTAATATATTTGCTGTAGTAACTGTAACTGAAATAGGTAACCCTAGAAGAGGTGATATAGCTTATGCAGCATCAGCAGGTAAGTTTAGAGGATATGTAAGTACAACAGCAACACAAGGATGGGAGAACTTAAACTAATGAATACAAAAGATTACTTTAATTTTATAAATGATAGCACTTTTATCGGTAATGTTAATACAGGACAAGTTATACCTCCTAATGTATTTACACTACAAAAACCTGTTCAACCTATGGTGAAATCAGACAAAATGGTGTATAATACGATTAATAGTAATTTTATTGCTGACAATACTAAACCCCAATCAAATGTTTATAATCCAAGAGGTATACTATGAAGCCCTCTCCTATGACAAGAATAGAACAAATGAATAATCAAATAGATATGTTAAATAGTGAAGATGGTCTTAAAAAACTAAGAGGTTTTCAAAATATGCGTATGCTACCTCAAGTATATAGACAAGAGGGTGGTATGACAGATGTGCCTATGACACAAGAACAACCACCTATGGCAGAAGAAGATGTATCAAGATTACAACAAGCTGCAAAACAATTAGCATCATTAGGTAGAGGTGGTGATACAGAACTTGTACATATGGCACCTGATGAACTACAAGGTCTTATGTCTTTAGGAGAACTAACTTATAATCCAATAACAGGATTACCAGAAGCTTTTAAACTTGGTAAAGTATTTAAGTCTATAACTAAACCTATTAGAAATATAGTTAAGTCAGATGCTTTTAAAGTTCTTGCTCCTATTGTTTTAGGTGTTGCAGCTCCATATGCTTTAGGTGCAGGAGGACTATTTGGTAGTGCAGGTTTATTTGGTTTACCTGCTGCATCAGCTATGAGTCCATTAGCCTTTGGAGCAACAACAGCATTAGGTACAGGACTAGGTAGTTTAATAGCAGGACAAAGACCTAAAGATGCATTAAAATCTGCATTATTTGCAGGTGTAACAGCAGGTGTAGGAAGAGGTATTAGTAATAAATTAGCAGGTAGACCTTTTATGGAAGGAGTTCCAGAAGCTCAACTAAGTGGTAGTCCAGTTTCATCTAATATAAAAGGAACAACTACTTCTAAATTTACTACAGGTACAGCTTCTTCTGCTCCTGATAAATTTAGATTAGCAGGTGGTGCACCTTTATCTGAATCTGAAAAATTATTAGCAGCAGGAATACCTTCAGGTCCTACCACTTCTCCTACAAATCCAATATTTAGTATGGCAGCAGAAAAAGGAGCACTTCAATATCCTAGCACTTCAGCAGATATAGCTAGAATAACAGGTGAAAGTGCTGTAAAACCAATACCAAAAGAAGCTATTACAAAATCATTTACAGAAAGATTAAAAGATGTTGGTAAAGGTATTGCAGATGATATGATTGTAAGAAAACCTGAAGGTGGTTTAAATTTATTAAAAACAGCAGCTAATGTTGGTAAAGCAATTGGACCAATAACTGTAGGTGAAACAGTTGCTGATATGTCTGCAATGCAAGATAAAATGTTAACAGAAGAAGAATATTTAGCAGACCCAGAGTTTCAAGAAAGATTTCCAAACTATCAAGCATATGTAACTTCTTATATGTCAAAAAGAAGAGCACCACAGATGGCAACAGAACAAGAAGCAATACAAAGATTTGTATCTAGTAAAGAAGGTGGACTAATAAATTTAGCTGAAGGTGGTGAGTTCTCAGGTATGGTTCCAGGACAAGGTGGAGGAATGGATGATAATGTTTTTATGCCTATTAAAGAAGGTAAAAAAAGAGTAGGAACATTAGCTGTAAGTCCAACTGAATATGTTGTAGATAGTTATACAATGGCAGCATTAGGTGATGGTAATCCTGATGAAGGAGCAAAGGTTATGGATAAAGCAATTAAACAAATTAGAAAAAAAGCATACGGAACAACAGAGCAACCAAATGAAATAGATGGTTTGCGAACATTAGTTCCTTTAGTTAGGAGTGTAGGATAATGGCAAGTATAATATCATCTTTATTTGGAGTAGGTCAACAGCAACAACAACAACCTGCTGCACAAGTAATACAACAACAGTTACCAAAAGAAGTAGCACCATTCTATGAGAAGTTGTTAAAAGAGTCAGAAGCTTTATATAAACAACAGATGGAAGAAGGTGCACCTATTTATGAAGGTAAAACTATAGCAGGTTTTACACCAGAACAAGAACAATTATTTTCAGGGCTACAAGGATTAGTAGGTCAACAAGCTCCTAAGTTTGCCGAAGCAGAAGCTTTAACTAGAGGTACTGCTGCTAAGATTACACCTGATGAAGTACAAGAGTTTATGAATCCTTATCAGCAAGCTGTTGTTGATATAGAAAAAAGAGAAGCACAAAAACAATATGAGTCAACTGTATTACCTCAGTTAGCTGCTCAAGCTGTAGCATCACAAGGTTTTGGTGGTAGTAGACAAGCTATATTAGAAGGTATGGCAGCAGATACTCAACAAAGATTATTAGCTGATATTCAAGCTAAAGGTAGTGCACAAGCTTATAAAGATGCTATGGACCAAATAGCTGCACAAAGACAAAGAGAGGGAGCAGCAGGACAACAGTTAGCACAATTAGCACCTGCAGGTTTTCAAGCACAAGCTCAAGAGTTAGGAGCTATAGGTAAAGTTGGTGATGTAAAACAACAACAAGCACAACTTGCCCTTGATGAAGCTTACAAACAATTCTTACAAGAAAGACAGTTTCCTGCTGATGCATTAAAACAATTTCAATCTGTAGTACAACAGTTTCCAAATATACCTACACAGATAACTAGAACACCTCCTCCTGCACAACCTGGACTTGCACAAACATTATTAGGTGGATTAGGAACTGCTGTTGGTACCTATGGTGCCTTTGGTGGTTTTAGTCCTGGTGGATTTTTAGGTATGAAACAAGCAGAGACTGGTGGTGGTATTGCAGACTTACCTGTTGTATATAGACAAAGTCCAGGTAGAGTAAGAGGACCTGGAGATATGTTAGGAGATAGAAAAAAATTTCTTGAAAAATTACAAGAGTTATCTCCAGAAAATATAGTTCCTACTGGTAGAGGAAAAAGAGGAGCTAAACTAAGAGAAGAAGCTGAAGATAAAAAAGGTTTAACAAGTTTAAATATAAATTTTGACCCAACTAAATTAGCTTTTATAGGACCAGGTTTAACTGATGAAGGAGAAACAGTAGGAGTTACAACTGAACTTGATGATACTGGTAAAGAAGATATGTCAAAAACTAGAGTTGATACTTTTGGACAACCTTCAGAAGAATTTACAAGACGATTAGGTTTTGAACCTTTACCTGAAGAATCACAAGCTAATCAACCTGGTTCTAACATAGATGCAGCTAAGAATGTAAGAACAGGTGTTTTAGGACAATTAGATAAACAAAGAGGTGAACTAGATAAATTAAAAGTTCCTGGTGCTCCTGATACTACAGAGCTAGATAGATTACAAGCTGAAAGAAGAAAAGCAAAAGAAGCTAAAATAACAGATATAGATAAAAGATTAGCAGATATACCTGAAGAAAGAAAGAAAGATTTATTTGCTTTACTTGCACAACAAAGTGCTAAATTTGCATCAACTCCAGGTGCTACGTTATCAGAAGCAGTTGGAGGTTTTACTAAAGAAGGTAGAAAAATATTTAAAGCATCTGAAGAAGAAAAGAAAAGATTAAAAGAACAACAAACTAATATTAATATAGGTTTATTTGATGATGATGTTGCTCAAGAAACAGCAAGAGTAAATTTAAAAACAAAAGCTGAGCAAAATAAATTTGATAATATAATAAAGAAAAGAGCTGAAGGAACAAAACTAACTAATGCAGAAATTAATTTTGAAAATGCATTAGCAAATAAAGTTAGAGCTAAAGCTGCTTTAAAGAGTTCTGAAGCTGCTCTTATAAAAGCAGGAAAATCAACATATACACCTTTTGGTAAAAGTGACCAGTTATCTATTGCTAAATTAACTGTTGGAAAAATTGACAAGATATTAGACCCAGAATCAGATTCTGCTAAAGAGGAAAGAGCAGTTATTAAAAGTTCTGTAGATGCTCAAAGAGAAGCAAATGATTTACCTAAATTAACAGATAAACAATTTGATAAAGTATTAAAAGAATTAAAAGGTGAGTTAAGAACAAGTAAAGATAAAATAAATGAAGGAATTGCTACATTAGGAGAGTATGCTGCTAAATCAAAAGCTTCTAATCCAGGTTATACTAATGATTTTGGTTCAGCAACATATATAGTAAACTTTGCATCAGGTGTATAAATGAGTCAATTATTAGAACAGTTTTATGGAATAAATGTTACTCCTGAGAGTGATGTAACCTCTACTTTACCAGATATAGATAAAGAAGAGTTACAACAAGAATACAAAAAACAATATGAAAAAGAAGCTAATTCTTGGACTAATAGATTTGCTATTGGTATAGATAATACTCAAGCTTCTTTATTTAAAGGTTTAGATTTAATAGCAGATGTTACAAATAGTGAAGGTTTAAAACAATATGCACAAGAGGGTATTTTAAAAAATCAACAAGAAGCTGCAGCTAAACCACAACCAACAAGAACAGCTTCATTAACAGAAGCATCAAAAGAAATAGGAGAAGAAATAGCTGATGATGATTTTTTTGGTGCTGCTTATAGAAGTTTACAATTAATTAAAGATATGAGTGCTGAAGCATTACCTTCTATGTTACCTACATTAGGAACAGTAGGTGCAACTGCAATAGCTTCTCCAATAGTAGGAGCTGTCCCTATAGTTGGTGGTGCTGCTGCCATAGCTACTAGATTAGTTGCTCCCCTTGTACCAGGATTTTTAATGGGTGGTGGTGAGACTTATGAAGAAGCTAAAAAATTAGGAGCTAAAGATAAAGATGCTCAATTGTTTGGTGTAGCAGGTGGTGTAGGAATAGGTTTACTTGAGAAGATAGGTGCTGCTCATGCATTAAAAAATCTAATAAATACTGCAGGTAGAGATTATACTGTAAAAAAATTAGGTGAGCAAGTTGGTAAAAAAACAGTAAAACAAGCTGAAGACCTAATGGATGAAATATTAAAAGATGAGAGTTTATTTATTAAAAGAAGTCTAGCTCTTGATGCAGGTAAAAATGCAGTTAAAGCAGGAGCTGTTGAAGGTGTAACAGAAGGTGCACAAGAAGCTTTACAATTAGGTGCAGCAAGTTTAGCTGCTGATAAAGGTATTAATGCATATGATAATGCTGAAGCTGTAAATAGAATAATAGATGCAGCAGCTTTAGGTGTAGTAGGTGGTAAAGTAGCAGGAACAGGTGCAGGTGTAGTATCTAATTTACAACATAAAGATGTAGTCAATAGAGCTAAAGATAGATTAGAAAAATTAAATGAAATAGAAGAACTTCGAAAACAAGAAGGAAATATGTCTGATGAAGAACTTCTAAATACTTTTGATGTTAGAGATGAAACATTTAAACCTAGCTTTATTGATAATGTATTTAGACAAGCATTAACACCTCTTGTTCCATTAGGTAAAAAAAGTAGAGCAGGATATGAAGTAGTAACTGCACTAAAAAATTATAATGATAATGTTAGTAAAGATGTTGGTACATATGCTAGAACTATGGATGAAGCTTTATCTAAAGTAAGAAGAAGTATTAAGGCACCTTTAATTCAAGGTAGTGTAAGTAGTAAAAAAAATAGAGCTTTATTTGATGTATTAATGTATGGAGCAGAATCTAAAGATGTTAATGTTAGAGAAGCTTCAGAACAAATAAGAGAACAACTATTAGGTAAACCTTTACAACCACAAATAAAATTAGATAAACAATCTTTATTTAGTTCTATTACAAAACAAAAAGATAGTTTAGATAAACTAGAAAAAGCAAAAGCTTCTGGTAAACTAGATATAGCACAAGCACAACAAATAGAAAATACTTTTAATACATTAAAAAATAATCATATTAATACAGTAAATGATAATCTTAAAAAAGGAATGTCAGAAGAAAAAGCTACAAAAGAAGCTAATCAACAGTTAAGACAAGATAAAGAATTTAAAAATTTACAAGATAAAGTTTTAGTAGATTATGAAGGCACAGGTTTATTTGGTAAACTAAATGAATCTGATATTGAATTAGAATTTAGACAAAATTATTTTCCTAGAGTATATAAGATAGGTTTACGTGATGTAGTTCTTGGACAATTTGGTATGGGTAAACTTAGAAAAGCTAGAAAAATATTAATGGAACAAGAAGTAACAGTTCAAAATCCAAGTAATCCTAAACAATCTATAAAAAGAAAAAGAACAAGAGAAGAAGCTGATGAAATATTAGATAATATTAGAGCTAATGATGGCATGTATGTTCCTGATACAGAGATTACAGATTTAGAAGCAAACTTAGATGCTCCTGATAATACAAAAGAAACAAAAGAAATAACTTCTAATTTAGAAAAACAAAGAGTTATAGATGAAAACACATTTAAAAAATTAGACCAAGCAGGATTAGTAGAAACAGATGTAAAAAAAGTATTAGATAAATATATATTACAAGCTGTACAAAGAGATAATGTTAGAAAAATAAAAAAAATATTAGACCCAAATATAAAAATACTTAGAGAAGCAAAAGATATAGATAAATTAGAATTAGATAGAATAAAAGAAATATATCAAGCTATACAAAATAGATTTAAACCTATACAAGATGAAAGACTTAGAAAAGCATCTAGATTTTATTTAACATATCAATATATGTTAACACTACCTCTTGCTGCATTAACTGCTTTATCAGAACCTATTATTGTTTTAACAAGAGTAAATCCTAAACATGCATTACCTGCTTTAGGTAAAGCAACTATAAATACTTTTAGACAAGCTGTTAGAAGTATATTACCTAAATTTAAAAAGTCAGAACAAGAAAGAGCATTTATGGATATACTACAAGGATATGATGGTACTCTTGCTGAAAGATTAGGAGATATAGCAGGTATAGATGTTACTAGAAGAGTAACAGATAGATTTTTTAAACTTACTTTATTAACACAAATAACACAGTTTAGTAGAGATATTAGTTTTCAAGCTGTTGAAGCTCAGATGAAAGATGATATTAAATTATTAGCTAAAGCAAAACTTTTAAATAAAAATGATTTAAAAAAATTATTAAAAGAAGAAGGTAAATTATTTGGTCCAAAAATAACTAAAGCAGGATTATTTGAACAACTTGCTAACGCTAAAAAAAGATTATCTGAACTAGGATTAACAGAAAAAAATTTAAATATTGATACAGGTAATTTAAATGACTCAGAAGTTTTAAAATGGGCAGAAGGTAATTTAGAAGGAATTGCACCAGATATTGTTAGAGCTGCTTTATCTAAAGGAGTAGATGATATTATTATGGCTCCTAATGTAGTTAATAGACCACTATGGATGTCTAATCCTCACTTTGCTTTATTTGCACAGTTAAAAGGTTTTATGTTTGCTTTTGGTAGTAAAGTAGGTGGTAGATTCTATAGAGAAGTTATACAACCTTTATTTAAAGGTAGAATACCTGTTGAAGAAAGTATTAGATATGGAGTATCTGTTGGTTTAATTGTTGCTGCTAGTTTAGCTATCAAAGAATTAAAAGATGAAATACGTTATGGAGATGAACCAAGTCCATTTAAAGATGCAGAGTTTGGAGATAAATTGGTACAAGCTTTAATATCTACTAATATAGCAGGTAGTGGTACTATGTTATATGATGCATTTAATGCACAACGATATGGTTTATCACCATTAGAATCATTACTAGGACCAGGACCACAGCATATTGCTAGACTTGTTAGTGCTATAGGTTCAGCATCTAGTGGTAATCCAAGACCTCTATCAACACATGTAGCAAGGTCAATTCCTTTTGTAGCTGCTGTCTTTCCGACAAAGACTTCAGAGATAAGTGATAGTATAGAAGATTTTATGTTAAAATATTATAGTTAGGAGTAAGTAATGGCAGATATGACAATGATATGGAACGCAATATTAACAATGGCAATAGGTGGCTTTCTATGGTGGATACGTTCTACATCTGCTGCTATTAGTAAAGTAAAAGATGATGTTTCAAAAGCAAAAGAAAACATAGCTTTAACTTATGCCACTAAAGAAGATGTCAAAGATGACATGACCCAATTAATGCAGAGATTCGATAGACTCGAAAGTAAAATAGATGATATGATAAGGAGACAAGCAAATGGTAACTAGAACCCCAAAACAAACACAAGCAGCATTACGTAAAGCAGCTAGACTATCAGGTCTATCAAGAAATGTTATAGCTGCTCAAGATAGAAATATGAAAACTTTTTTAGATGAAGCTGAAGGTAAAGAAAAAGCTGCAGTTACTAGAGAAGATATGACTAAGGTAGGTCTTGATTTTAAAAAATCAGGAGATTTAACAAAATATTTAAATATGCAAAATAAAAAAGGTAGGAAACCTACTGAAGATGATTTTAGAACAACTATTAAAGCTCAAGATAAACCTGATGTACCTTTAGTTTCTCCTGCTGCTAAGAAAGATAAACCTAAAACAGCAACTAGAGGTAGTAAAGTTGTTGTATCTGGTGGTAGAGCTAGTGGTAGCACTACTAAAAAAGAAGTTAAGAAAGAACAACCTAAAAGTATTTTAGGAAAAGTAAAAGAAAGAGTAACTCAAAAGACTGATGCTAAACCTTTAAGAGACCCTAAAGAATTATTAAATTTAGTAGGAGGAGCAACAGCTTTAACAAGAGCAGCTCCATCTATTATATCTTATTTAGCTAGAAATAAAGGTAAAAAGGTATCTCAAAAGGTTGTTGATTATGTTAGAAAATTAAAAGATAAAAGAAAAGATACTAGCATTAGAACTCAATCAGGTAGTGGTAAAACTATACGATTAGGTGGTGCAAATTTAAGACAAGTGCAAGGTCCTCCAACTCCAGGAAAAACAACAGGTGCTGCAACTAGAAAAGTTACTAGAACAAAAAATAAAAAAACTAATGAAAAAAAAGGTATTGAAGGTAATACTGTGATAGATTCTAGAACAGGTAGAATAACAGAAAGTGCTAAGAAAGCTGATAGAAAAAGAAGAAGAGAACAAATAAAAAAACAAAAAGAGGAGGTTAAAAAAGCAGTTTCAAAAAATAAACCTAAAGAATTATCAGTTCAAGAAACTTTAGCAAAAATACCATCACTTAAAAAAACACCTACTAAAACAGATGCAGGTCCTAAATTAACTCAAGTACAAAAACTATTTAAAAAATTTAAGGATAATCCTACAGGTATAAATAATGCAATAGCTAAACTTGACATAAGTCCTGCAGCTAAATCTAAGTTAAGACAAGAAGTTCAAAGTTATAAACCAAGTTTAGCAGAGAGAAAAAAATTAGGTCTTAAAAAAGGTGGGCTAATTAAAAGAAGTGTAGGTGGTAGACTAAGAGATATACCTGCAGGTAATAAAGGTTTACCTAACTTACCAACTGCTGTTAGAAACAAGATGGGTTTTAAAAAGAAGGGTGGTATAGTAAGAAGAAGTAAAGGTGGTTTCTTAGGAGCAGGTAAAGCTCTACGTGGACAAGGAGCTGTTATGAGAAAAAAAGGAGGAAAGATTGCACGCTAGATGGAAATACTTTTCCGAAGATGAGTTAAGATGTCAAGGTACAGGACAGATTAATATGAATGAAACATTTATGGAAAGGCTTATAGAGCTTAGAGAAAAACTAAATAAACCTATGGTAATTAGTTCTGGTTATAGAAGTGAAGCTCATAATATAGCTATAGGTGGTAGTAAAAATTCTGCTCATCTAAAAGGTTGTGCTGTAGATGTTGTATGTTCTGGACATCTAGCATATGAAATAGTTAAGTTAGCTATGGAATTAGAATTTAGTGGTATAGGTGTAAAACAAAATGGTGTGCATGCAAAAAGATTTATACATATAGATACTATGCCTAGACATTCAATAACAAGTCCTAGACCTTGGATATGGTCTTACAAATAGAGGATAATAAATGGACCCAGTTACTGCTATTGGTGTGGCTACAACTGCATTCAATGCTATTAAAAAAGGATTTCAGGTAGGTCGTGATGTAGAAAGTATGTCTAAAGACCTAGGTAGATGGATGGGTGCTATACAAGATGTTAAAGATGGACATAGTAAAAAAAAGAATAGAGTATTTGGTTCTGTAGAAGAAGAAGCACTAGAAACTTTTGCTATAAAAAAGAAAGCTATAGCAATGGAAAATGATTTACGTAACTTTGTTAATTTATCTTATGGTCCTAATGCTTGGAATGAAGTTATAAGAATACAAGCAGATATACGAAAACAAAAAAAAGAAGCTATAGAAGAAGCAAAAAGAAAACAAGCACAGATGATAGAGAATATTATTCTTGGGGTTCTTGTTGTGTTTTTTCTTGGTACTGTTGGTGCGATTCTTTATCTAATTCTATCTGTAAGTTAAAGTCACATCTGTCTACAAGCTCCATAACTTTTTTCTTACCTAATATTTGTAAGTTCTCAATAATATTAGTCTCCAAACCTTCAGGTGACATATCAATATCTTTTTCATTCTTGTTACCTCGTACCCTAGATAATAACTCCAAAGCTTTAATAGCACTATTAGTATGACCATTTGCTTTTGCAAACTCATATTGATTCTCTATTTCTGTTATAACATCTACATTAGTTTCAAGGTTCTGTTCTAACTCCAGAATTCTTTCTCTAACTTCTTCATTTTGTGATAATCTATAACCTTGATTGTACGCAGATTCTTTAGCATACCCTGCAGCTTTCGCAGCTTCTGTTGCATTTCTATGGAGGATGTAGTTCTGTGCAAATTTTTCTTGTTTTTCATTGAGTGCCATCTATAATAAACCTATTATCCAACTAAAACCACCACAAACTAAACCAGTTATTATAGCATAAGCTAATACTTCATAATACATAGAATCTATCTCTCTTAATTTATACCATATATATTCAAATATATTCATTAAAATATCCTTATATTAGGATTATTTAAATCAACATTTACAGGTCTACATATAGCAGTATATCGTCTACCTGTAACAGGTTCTGGAGGTTGTCCCATAATTCTACTAGCAAAATATTTACATCTATTAATATCATAAAATAATATTCTTTCTTTCTCTGGTACATTTCCTAAATAAACCATCATCATAAATACTATTGTTTTCATTTTAAATTATCCCTTGCTACATTCTTTGATTTTTCAAAGCTACGCATAGCTCCTAATCCTAAAAGTGACATTACTAATGTAATTAATCCTTCTACTTCTAGCTGTGGAGGTATTACATCAGGCATCCATATACCTGTAGCCCAAGTTAAAATCGGACCTACAAAGAATTGCCATAGAAGCCCAAGGCAACAGACCCACATTATTGCAGGTCGTGCTCCAGAAACAAATAAACTAGGATGTTTAGCTTGTTCTTTGTTTACTTCTATCTGTCCTTTAGCTAGTTCTTGTGCATGTTTTTCTGCCATTGTAGCTAGGTCATGTGCAAGTTTATTTTTCTGGTCTTTATCTTCTATAAATTTACCTATGAGTTTAGTCGCAGGTGCTATCAGTGCTGTTAGTGCCATCTTTATCTCTCCTTTTTTTTAAGCATATTGCAAAGTTGCCATCTTTACCAGAAAAATATAAGTAAACTTTTAGTGTTTTTTGTTTACCCCAAATTTTACTAAATTTATCTAGCCACCATTCTTTTTCTTGTACAGTTACATGTACGTTTTTACCTTTAAATTTACCTTCTTGAAATGTTTTTAATGCTTCTATAGTACATATACTAAAAAATACTGCTTTATTAGCATAGTTAAATATCTTTTGTATTACCCAATCTAAGTCTTGTTCAGGTATATGTTCCATAACATCTGTACATAAAACAATATCATGTTTACCTGTGGGTACTTTATCAAATTGTGGATATGCAGGGTCATATAAAGTATGTGAATCTATACCCCATAAATTTTGTACTGTATCTGCTAGACCTAATTCTCTATGTCTTTCATCATAAGCACAACCTTTACCACATCCATAATCTAATAATGTTTTACAGTTATTACTTTTTATTATCTTATGTAAAGTAGGAACTAAAGGTCTTAAACTTATACCTTTAAATGCTCCCTCATGCTTATGTAATTCTTTATATGAAGTAATTAAATCTTTATAATCCTGTGATGGATTAGCTTTATCTATTATCATGCAAAATCTCTTTCAAAGTTTGGTTGTTTGCTTTTAATATTTTGTGATATATCCCATAGTGCAGATACTAATGTATCTTTACCATGAAAAGTAATGTCCATCTCCATAACATTTTCATTAAATATTTTTTCACAATCTTGTGCCATAGCAAGAAGCTCACCAGTAGTCCAAAACTTTTTATCTTTAACTCCAACTTCAAAATACTTTGGTCTTGGCTCTTCATCTTCAGCACCTGTTGTTTCTTTCTTTTGTTCTGCTGTAGGTTCTTCCATACAAGAATCATATCCAAATAAATCAAAGTATCTAAAACCCATAGTATGCATAATACCTATAGCTCTCATAGCTGCACATGTACCACCTGTAATAAGTGTAGCACCTTTTGGTATACCTATATCTTCTCTAAGTGTTACTTGATTATTTGTTATACCTTTTTTTCTTTCTTCTTCATCTCGTAATGATTCTGTAAATGCATGCCATCCATATATATCTGCACCTTTTTCTTTTAGATATTCTGTTACAGATGGATCAGTCATAGATGCAACAAAAAACTTAGTAGTAGGATCTATAGTTTTAAATAAATCTTTTCTAACTACACCATGCGTACTAGTTCCTGTAATAGGTCTAGGATCTAAAACAATACATGCCCAAGGTTTAATATTATGTTCTAATAATTTAAGATAAGAATGCTTAACAGCTACTATCTTTGTATTAGGATTATTCTTTATATGTGCATGTAAAGCTGTATAGTCTGTATAAGGACCACCAGATACTATTGTTGCACTTTGTTTATGAAAAGGATACTTACCTAACCATTTATTATCATCTATTAGTTTAAGATTAGCTCTAATATTATTACGTATATAATCTTTAGGTACACAATCTCTAGGATTAACTACAATAGGCACATTTAATAATTCTCTTGGTATTTTAGGTAGTTTAGAATCACTAACTACACAAGCTAAATGTGTATGTCCACCACCTCTAACTCTATCTGCAGATGGTAATATATTCTTTTTAATAGTTTTAGGTAGTTTTTCTATTACTTTATTAACACCTTTAAATTTATCTTGTACATCATTGCCTTCTTTATCTGCTAAAAAATAATGATCAAGTACAACAACAGGTACATGTTTTAAACAATCATAATCACTTTGTGCTGTTGGTATACTATTGCCACCACCTATTAATGCAAAATCTATATCAGGTAAAAACTTAAATAAATTTTCTGCTTTTAGTGTTTCTTTACTATTACCTTTAGTTAAAACAAAAGTAAAAGTTTTATTTTTTTCTTTCATTTTATTAGAAAAATCTGTTAATCTTTGTTCTACAGCAGCTAATTTATTATGTGCTTTTACATTAAATTCTTCTAAATCTGTTTCAGTAGTAGCATCTTCAAATAAATCAAAACCATAATACTCTACTTTATCTGTATTTTCAAAGGCAGCTAGTGCCATTTCGATAGCTCTACCACCATTCCATGTACCAGTTTCTAATATAGTTTTAGGTTTAAAATGTCTAATAAGATCAGCTAACTGTTTATATCTACCTGGTGTTATATCAGGAGATGTTTGATCTGATAGGTCAAATATTCTTTCCCCTTTACTATTTCTTAATGGTAGTGCAGCAGGATTCTGTACTCCTTGTAGATGTATTAAATAATCTTGTACTTGTTCACCTATATCTATAACTTTTAATCCATGTTCTTTATATATATTTAATAATCTTTCAGTAATAAAAGCATCATGCCATTCTCTGTATTGATATATTTCTCCAGATATATATGTCTTTTGTAAATCTTTTAATAAATCTAATGTAGGTTTACTACTTAAATTAAAAGCCATAAAAGAGGTATCAATATTTCTTGTACCATCTTCATATAACCTTATACCAGAATAAGCTATATCTATATTATCAGGTAATAGTTTCTCTAAATCTTTTTTAGTTAATCTTTTATTTGCATAAGAATCAGCATCAACCCAAACAATCCATCCATCTTTTTGGTCTGTATTTAATACATGTTCAGTTAAAGCAAATACTTTATGACACCATTTAATAGAGTCTAATTTAATATTATAAGGTATTTGTCCACCTTCTGTACCATTATGTTGTGCATTATCTTCTTTAAACTTTTTATAAATATCAGATGTATTTAAATCTTTATAAGATATAAATCCATTAGGTAAAGAATAACTTTCTAAAGAACAATCATGATAGTAACAAGTCATAGGCATTACAGGTTCCCATTGTTCATCTACAGATTTAAGAAAATGATGTCCTATATTCTTTAATATAGTTTCATTAAATGATGTTATAAAAGATATATTACTCACTGTTATATGCTCCAAAGTTTTTTTCTAATGTTTCTAATGCTTCTTCAGCTTCAGATAATTGTTTAATTAATACAATACAATCTTCAACTATCTTAGGATGTTCTCCGATTGCAACAGGTTTTTGAAATGCTAAATCAAGTTGATATAACATTTCATTTACTTTAGCTTTATAATGACATCTTAAAGCTTTAAATAATGTATAACTTAATTCTCTTGTCATATTAGATAATCTTCTTTAAAAGGTAATAAGTTATTATACTGTAACCATTTAGCATCATTACACCATTCTACAGCATATTTATTATCTTGATTTCTTTTACCACCCCAACCTTTAAACCAAGGACCACCTGTTGTAAAATGTACATTCTTAGCTTCTAAGTTTTCAGGTGAATGTCCATCTAACCAATTCCATTCTTCAGGAATATCACCAATATCTGCTTCTTTATCTGGTAACCATTCAAATGTATGTAACCATCTACCTGATCTAGTATTAATATCTTTAACAGTTAATTGTTCATTATAATGATGTTCACAATTAAACATCATAAGACTAGACCAGTTCTTTCTTTTATAAGGTTCTTGTGCTTTACCATCCATTTTAACTCCTTTAGGTGGTTCATATTTATGTTTAACACACCATAAAGGATAATAGTTATCTCTACACATATCAAATAATTCTGATATATCTGTTCTTATATACATATCACAATCCATGTATAATGCTAGTCCTTCATACATATTTAAATGAGGTACCAAAAATCTAGTAAAAGAAAACTCTGTAGAAAAAGGTCTACCATCTATTTCATCATACTGTTGTCCATTAATAGAATTAGATTTTCTAGTATATAAACCCATACGTTCCATTACATTTTTCTTTATAGGTACTACACGTACTCCTTTTCTTGCTATTCTTTCTATTGAAAATTTAAGAACATGATAAGCAGTTTTTTCTCTCTCATCATATCCTATATAGACTGTATTAGTCATTTCGCTTTTTACTCTTGTGCTCATATTACTCCTAATAATTATTCTTACATTATTATAAATTATTTTAATTTAAAAGTCAACAATTATATTTAGTATAGCTATAATAATTATATATGTTATCCACATACCTATACATATAGCTAATATATTAATTATTAATTTACATATTACATCTAATAAAGTCATTTATATATCAACCAGTTCACATGAACCTGCAGTACAAGCTAACTGTTGAGTTCCTTTTGTATTATCTTCTGATTCATATTCTTTTAACTTATCCCAATTAATATCTTTAGGCATTTTAGCATCTAACTCTTTATAATGCATTTCATCTATATCTTGATAAGGTGCTTGTTGATATGTATGATCTGAGAAAGGTAAGAATGATATACCAGATAGTGTATCAAAATTATCCCAACACCAGTTACCTACATTAATCCATTCATGTTCCTTAACAGATATAGTTACTGATGGTTTATGTTCACACCAATATTGTGCATAACATTTCCATATCTCTAATTGTTCAATAGCAGTCATAGTATATCTAAAAATAGCACTAGGATCTGCTTTCATAGGAAAAGAAAATACAGAGTTATTAGGTTGCATAACATCATCTTCACAAGGTATACCCTGATCTGCCATAAACTGTGTTAATGGATCTTTCTTATCTCCTCTTACTGTTCTAATATAATAAGGATTATGTCTAGCATGAATACCACTAGCACTGTCAACTAATTGACTAACTGTACCAGAAGGCTTAACACATGTAATAGCTGTTGACTGTGGTATACCTAGTTTCTTTGACCAGTCTTTATTTACTATAACAGCTTTTTGTTTCATGTTACTTAATACATCTGGTAATTTAGTTCTCATTCTAGATAATAAACTACAGTCCATAATACCTGTAAGAGATACACCAAGTAATCTTTCTTCTTCTGTATTTGTTTGCCATCTTTTTCTAAGATAACCAAAGTCTGTTAAAGTAGCTTGTATTGTTCCTAATATAGTAGCTACTTCTATTTTATTATGTAGTGTTTCTTCTGTATCATCTGGTCTTACAACTACTTCTGTAAGATTACAAAACTGATTAGGTCTTAATATAATTTCACTACAAGGATTAGTTCCAAAATCCCATTCACTATTACGTCTACCATTTTCTTTAGCTTTTTCTTGAGCAGACTTTCTATTAAAGATACCACGTTCACCAGATTTACTTTCATATAATGCTAACCATTCTTTCATAAAGA